CAAGAACTCCGCACTAACCGACAGTTCGGCTACGAGTTCACCCAGCAAGCACAATCAAGCGCCTACTCGGTTGCCGACGAAATTGCTAACCTGTTCGGGAGAGTCTGATGAGTGACACCGGCCCATCCACATTGTCGGCGTACGACATCATTGAGAACGCGCTTCGTGACTACGGCCTTGAGCCAGTCACAGAATTCGTCCGCACAATGGTGTTCGATGAAGGCATCACGGCGTTCCAGAACATCCTCGCCCGACTGCGCCAGGACACCGGGCAAGCAGGCCAGTTCTACAAGCAACGGTTCCGCGCCAACGAAGAACGTCTACGGCAAGGCATGTCGGCATTGCCGGAAGGCGAATACCTGAACCTTGAACGCATGATGATCGACGTGATGCGCGACATGGACATGCCCGAAGGGTTCTACGACAGCCCCGAAGACGTATCCCAATTCCTCGCCTATGACGTATCCCCAGACGAACTCGCTACACGCATCGAACAGGGCTACCAGGCGGTATCGCAAGCCAACCCAGAAACCGTTGCAGCGATGCGCCGGCTGTACGGCGTCGAAGAACGCGACCTCGCCGCCTACTTCCTCGACCCAGACAAGGCGTACACCACCCTTACCCGCCGTGCCGCCGCCGCACGCATCGCCGGAGAAGCACAAGCCCAAGCAGGTTTCGGCATCACAGCAGAACAAGCAGAAGAACTGCAACGCGAAGGTATCTCCGGTCAGCAAGCCCGAGCAGGTTTCGCAGCGATCGAACAGTTGCAAGAAGTGTTCCAGCCGACTACCGGAGAAGCAGGCGGTCTTACACAGGAAGAACAGATCGGCGCGGTGTTCGGGACAGATCCGGCAGCAGCGCAACGTCTCCGTCAACGCCAACGACGCCGGCAAGCAGAGTTCGAAGGTGGCGGTGGGTTCGCAACCGGACGATCCGGCCAAGTCACAGGGTTGCAATAACACACAACATCTTGTGCTACAATTTCTGACGATGCCAAGATATGGCAGGAACCCCGCACAGCGGGAGAAATATGCAGCACCGTCATCTGCCTCCGGGTGACGGTTGGGCGAAGGAGTGTACATATGGACAGCGACATCGACCGCGATGACGAGCAAGAAGGCCGCAATCCGCTACGCGACCGGATGAAGCAGCTAGAAGCCGAAAACGCTGAACTGAAAGCGCGAGCCGACGAGGCATCCGCAGCAGCCCGCGAACTGGCGTTCGTGAAGGCCGGAGTAGATCCGAACCTTCCGATCTCCAAGTACTTTATGAAGGGCTACGACGGCGACCTCACCGAAGACGCGATCAGAGAAGCAGCGATCGAAGCGCAAATCGTGAAAGACGCACAGGCCGAGCAGGTCAAGTCTGAAGCCCAAACGTGGGATCGTTCCACGCAGATAGCAGCAGACTCGTCAAGCGAAGCCCCAGTCGATTTCGTGACGCGAATCAGCCAAGCCAAAACAACGGCAGAGGTTGACCAGTTGCTGGCCGAAGCAAAAGCCCAAGCACAGTAGCCCCCCTAACCGGGGCTACCAACCCGGAAGGACTCCATCATGGCCTATACCCAGGCTTCATCCCTCTCCGTCGATCAGGCGGCATTTGATCGTATCGCGTTCTTCGCGCTGCGTTCAGAGCTGTTGTTCGACGCTGTCGCCGACGTGCAGCCGACCAACCAGTCGATGCCCGGTTCCACGGTGACTTTCACCATTTTCAACGACCTCGCAGCCGCAACTACGGCTCTGACCGAGACGAGCGATGTGACCGCCGTCGCCATGAGCGACAGCCAGGTCAGCGTGACCCTCGCTGAGTACGGCAACGCGGTGCTGACCACCGCCAAGCTGCGTGGCACCTCGTTCCTCGATGTCGATACCGTTGCCGCCAACGTCGTTGGTTACAACGCTGGTATCTCGATTGACAGCGTGGTTCGTACCGTTCTTGAAGCAGGCACCAACGTCAACTACGCGACGGGCGGCGCAACCGACCCGACTTCGCGTGTGACCATCGCCGCCGAGGACATCATTGCAGCTGACGACCTCCGTAAGGTGACCGCACAACTTCGTGGCGACAACGTCCCGACGTTCAACGGTTTGTACATGGGCTACATCCACCCAGATGTTAGCTATGACCTGCGTTCGGAGACTGGTGCTGCCGCATGGCGCGACCCGCATGTGTACGTTGACACCGACATGATTTACAACGGTGAGATCGGCGCGTTTGAGGGTACCCGTTTCATTGAGACGCCTCGCGCCCCGCTGTTCGTTGATGGCGGTGCATCCAACGTGGACGCATACGGCACCCTGGTCATGGGCCGTCAGGCTCTCGCCAAGGCCCACTCGATCACCGATGGCAACGGCCCCAGCCCGTCAATCGTGCGTGGCCCTGTGACCGACACGTTGGAGCGTTTCCAGCTGATCGGTTGGTACTGGCTCGGTGGCTACGGTCGGTTCCGCGAGGCTTCGCTTCGCCGGATTGAGTCGTCGTCCTCGATCGGTGCGAACGCCTGATCCGAGTTCCCTCAGGCATCAGCCCCCTGCTTCGACGGGGGGCTTTTGCCGTTGTGGGGGTGGTACAATGGCAGCACGATCCTGACCGAAGGTAGACCATGAGCATTTCTAACTACGCTGAAAACAAGTTGTTGGACACGATCGGTGGTACGTCGTTCTCTGTGACGACCGCGTATCTTCAGCTGCATTTGGGTGATCCGGGGGAGGATTGCACCGCGAACGCTGCGACGGAGACGACTCGCAAGTCGGTGTCGTTTAGTGCGGCGTCTGGTGGTTCGATGGCGTCGTCGGCGACTGTTGAGTGGACGAATGTTGCTGCGACGGAGACTGTGACGCATTGGTCGTTGTGGGATGCTTCTTCGGCTGGTAATGCGTTGTGGTCGGGGGCGTTGGCGTCGTCGGCTGCGTTGACGGCTGGGGATACGTTTCAGATCACTTCGTTGACGTTGACGCTCGACTGAGGTAGCTGGTGGCTACTAATTTCCCTGGTTCGCAGGATTCGTTTACGAATCCGACTTCGGCTGACACTCTTGCGTCGCCGGATCATGCTGCCCAGCATGCGGATGTGAATGATGCTGTTGAGGCGATTGAGACTGCCTTGTTGGATGGCGCGCCGTTGCACATTGACGACGCGAACGAGCGGGTCGGTATCGGCACGACAACACCTGCTCGCACTTTGGAAGTCCAGTCGTCATCGGGTGCTGTCGCAAACTTTGGGTCAGACGCAACGAACGCCTACATCACACTTACTGACAGCGGAACTACCAGCAACACACAGGTGCGTGTTGGTGCTGTTGGCGACGAGATGCGGTTGTACGCTGGTGGTTCTGAGGCGGTTCGTATTGACTCGTCTGGCAGTGTCGGTATCGGTACAACGACACCCGATACCAATATGCACGTTTATGATGCGTCCACAAACGTTGTGGCTTTGTTTGAGTCTGGTGATTCTAGTGCGGGTATTGCGTTCAAGGACAGCGATTCGACAGGTAACTATTATGACCGACAGATTCGTGTTGCTGGCGACGATATGCACTTTCAGACAGGCAATACTGACCGTGTAACGATTACTTCGTCTGGCAATGTCGGTATCGGTACAACCAGCCCCAGTTCACCTCTGCACTTGTTTGGGGCAGGCAACGCAGTCGATCAGATCAGGATTTCATCTACGGGCGGCACAGTTTCGGAGTACGGGTTCCTCGCTGCTGATGCTTCTACAAATGTCATGAGGTATGGCTACTGGACGGGTAGCGGGTTCGGAAACCATCACTTTGAGGGCAATGTCGGTGTCAACGACAGTACTCCTTCGTACACGCTAGATGTCAACGGTACGTTCCGATCCACAGGAGCCGCATACACTTCTTCGTTGCAACTCAACAGCGGTCCGATTCTTTCTGACGCAGGCGCGGAGAACGACCTTCGATTGACAACCGCATACGGCTATCTGGATTTCGGTCCGCTGAACACCTCGTGGTGCCATTTTCAAACTGACCGTCCTGCTTTCTACTTCTACAAGTACATCAACATGGCAGGTGGCTCAACAGTACGCGGAGATTTGACTATTGATGGCCTTTTGTATCTTGGCAGCAGAGGGTTGCGTCAAGTATCAGGAAGTTATGGCACAGTTCAAACTCATGGGTCTGGCGCGGGCAACTGGGAGGGTTACAGTATTGATGGCCGTGTCGTTTTCATGCACGACGGTGCCAATGCTTGGGGCATTTACAACGATGTGAATAATGAGTGGATGCTTTACGGTACGCTGAACGGCTCTGTTGAACTGAAACACAACAACGTAACTAAGGCTTACACAGATAGTTCTGGTTTTCGTGTGGCAGGTCGTTTGTATTCGGATTCTGGCACATCATCTTTTGATGTGTTGCAGGTGCGAAATGAAATCCAGTTGGCTTACGGGTCGGTAACCGACCCTCCAATCACTTGGTCATCTGACGGAGACACAGGTATTTACGGGGCAAATGATCGTGTGTACATTGGTACTAGCGGCGTTATGCGTGCGGCGTTCGGCAACAACTTTTGCGACTTCTACGGCGAAAGTCGTTTTTACTATGACACAACTTCTAATGACTGGTCGGCCCAGCCGATTCAGGCGGTAGCGGGTACTGCTAACGACATTGGTATCGCTATTCGTTCGTACGGTTCGGACACTCACACGACACAGATGCGTGCCGCAAGTGGACGGTTGTATATACGCAGCCATAATGACGGCGCTTACCACACGGTTTATGCGATTATCTCTAACCAGTCTTCGCGTGATGAGAAGCAGGACATCATTGAATGGTCGCCGCCTGTCCCTGTTTCTGCTGGTTCGATGACGAACCCTGAGTATGCGACAACGATGAGTTTGGTGAACCAGTTGAATGTGGTGTCATACCGTTGGGAAAAAGAACGGTACTGTATCGCTAATGAAGTTTGCGAAGATGACCCAGATCACGACGATACACACATTTGTGGTCGTGATTGTGATAGCAGCGTTGACGACCCTTGTAACTATTACAAGCAATGGGAACGTGGAACTATCGGGCTTGTTGCCGAGGAAGTCGGTGAGGTTATTCCGCAGGTGACAGACATTGACATGGAGTCTGGGGAGAATAAGGCGATTGATGGTTTGGCTTTGACTGCCGTGCTGGTCAAGGCTCTTCAGGAAATAGATGCACGTTTATCTGCTTTGGAGGCAGCGTGAATATTGAGATGCAAGAACTGTTGGCAGAGATCGAACGTCAATTCCCCAAGGAATTTACGATTTGCGCTCAGGCTGTGCAGATCAGAAAACTGCAAGAGCAGATGGCTGATGGTGAACCGTCGGGTAACGAAACGGCTGAATAAGTATGGCAACCAGTTTTCCCGGCTCTCTTGATACGTATGTGAACCCGACCGGTTCGGACCAGTTATCAACTGGTCCGTCTGGTGGTGTCAGCCATGCGACG